ATTCACATGTCCGTTGGTAGCAATTTACAAGAAATGGAAAACGTAGTAACCAAAGGAGCAAAGTCCGCAGATCCTATGCCAAAATTGGCAGATCCAGGAACTCAACTAGGTTCAGTTGAAGATCTCGGCGGTCCCTCCCCAGAAAATTATAAGCCCGATGACGATTCGGCAAAACTCAAAGAACCAACAGCAACCCTTAAGCAAGTTAAGGATGTTGTAAACAAAGGTGCTAAACCTGCGGATGCAATGCCTGCTAAGGTTAAGGAAGAAGAAGAAATCGAGGTCGAAGATGACCAAGAGATCGTTGCTGAAGAAGATGCCACAGAAGAAGAAGTAGTTTCCGAAGAAGAAACTACCGAAGAAGAAGTGGTCGCTGAATCCGAAGAAGTTGAAGAAGAAGTATATGATGTTGAAGAAGACATCAATGCTTTGATCGCTGGCGAAGAACTTTCTGAGGAATTCCAAGAGAAAGCACGTACCATTTTCGATACTGCTATCAAGGCAAAGGTTGCTGGTGTTAAGGAAGAGTTGGAAGAAGCATATGCTGAAACTCTTACCGAAGAAATTGCAACTATTAAAACTGAACTCACCGAGCGCGTTGACTCTTATCTAGAGTACGTTGCTGATGAGTGGGTCGCAGAAAACCAACTCGCAATTGAGCATGGACTCAAGACCGAGATGACCGAATCGTTCCTGAAAGGAATGAGAAGTCTTTTTGAAGAACATTATGTATCTATCCCTGACGAAAAATATGATGTTCTTGAGAGCATGGTAGATAAACTAGATGAAATGGAGTCTAAACTCAACGAGCAAATCGATAAGAACGTTGCTCTTAATAAGAGATTAGCAGAATCAGTTTCTGACGTAATTTTTGCGGAAGTTGCTGAAGGTCTTGCACTTTCCCAGAAAGACAAGCTCGCTTCTCTTGCAGAAAATGTTGAGTTTGATGGTGAAGAGAGCTATCGTGAGAAGCTTGTAACTCTTAGAAATTCTTATTTCCAAGAGAATGCTGGCGCTCAGAGAGACGATTCAGAGAATATCTCAGAGTCGACTGAAGTTCCAACTAAATCAGTTTCTGGTTTAATGGAATCGTATCTGACAACTCTGAATAGAGTTTCCAAAAAGTGATATTTTAGATCATAAGGTCAAACTTAATTAAATTTTTAAAGAGGTAAATTCAAATGCAAGGTTTCAATGCTGAACACCTGCAGGAGAAGTGGGCACCACTACTAGACGCAGAAGGATCCCCTAAGATTTCTGATTCTCATCGTAGAATGGTAACCGCAGTTCTCCTGGAGAACCAAGAGAAGGCACTCCGTGAAGAGCGTGAGTTCCTTTACGAGACACCAACAACTCATACCAACTCTGGCACTAACGCAGGTTTCTCTGCAAACGCCACTGATGCTGGTCCTGTTGCTGGTTTCGACCCAGTTCTGATCTCCTTGATCAGAAGATCCATGCCTAACCTGGTCGCCTATGACCTCGCTGGCGTACAACCAATGAACGGTCCTACTGGACTGATCTTCGCAATGCGCTCCCGCTACACCGATCAAGCTGGTAGCGAAGCGTTCTATAACGAAGCAGACACCGCATTCTCTGGACAGGATACTGGATTCAACAACACCACCGGTATGGAAGGTGCTTCTGTTGGTCTTGGTACTACTGCACAGCAAGGCAGCAACCCTGGCGCACTCTCTGCAAGTGGCGCTAGTGCAACCACCTACAACGTAGGTCAGGGTATGCGTACCGATGATGCTGAAGCACTCGGCGCAAGCGAGCACTTCAACGAGATGGCATTCTCGATCGAGAAGGTCACCGTTACTGCTAAGAGCAGAGCTCTGAAAGCAGAGTACTCCTTAGAACTCGCACAGGATCTGAAGGCAATCCACGGTCTAAACGCCGAAGCAGAACTCGCTAACATTCTTTCTAGCGAGATCCTTGCTGAAATCAACCGTGAAGTCATCAGAACCATCTACAACGTTGCAGAAAACGGTGCTCAACTTAACACCGCAACTCCTGGTACTTTCGACCTTGACGTTGACTCCAACGGACGCTGGAGTGTTGAGAAGTTCAAGGGTCTGATCTTCCAGATCGAAAGAGATGCAAACCAGATCGCGCAGAGAACTCGTCGCGGAAAGGGCAACATGATCATGTGCTCTGCTGATGTTGCATCTGCACTGACCATGGCTGGTGTACTTGATTACACCCCTGCCCTCAACGCCAACCTTAACGTTGACGACACTGGTAACACCTTCGCTGGTGTTCTTGCTGGTAAGTATCGCGTATACATCGATCCTTATTCTGCAAACAACGCTGCCTCCCAGTACTACGTTGCTGGATATAAGGGTTCTTCCCCTTATGACGCAGGTCTCTTCTATTGCCCATATGTTCCCCTCCAGATGGTTCGTGCCGTTGGAGAGAACACCTTCCAGCCTAAGATTGGCTTCAAGACCCGTTACGGGATTGTTGCTAACCCATTCGCTCAAGGTGCTACTCAGGGTAATGGAGCACTCACCCGTGACTCTAACGTTTACTACAGACGTGTTCGCGTCAACAACCTCATGTGATCCAAGTTCACATATTTCCAAGAGGGTCTTCGGACCCTCTTTTTTTGTCTATATAACTTGTTACAGCACTTGTTATGGTTGATGTTATTGTAGTTGATACTCACATTGAATTTGATCATCCAGAATTTGACACAAGAGCACACAAATTTAATTGGTTAAAGTATAGCAAAAAACTAGGTTATGATACCAAAGACGAATATGAATATGAGAATATAAAACCATTTACTGGCAAGAGAGGGTCCCATGGAACTTCAATGGCAAGTATAATTGGCGGCAATACATTAGGGATTGCACCAAATGTAAATATTTTTAATATTCATTATAACTATAGTTGGGCAATAAAATGGAAGCATTTACTTTATGATTATATAATTGAATTTGTTAAAGAAAGAAAGAATCCAACAATATGCAATCTTAGTTTTGCAACTAGGACATCAAAAATGAGAATAAACTCTTTCATTGCATTTAAGTATAGGGATAGATTTCCTGATATATCTTTTTTACCACCAGAACAAAAGAAAATAGGTCTTGAAACTATAATACCACCAGAACATTTTTATGGAGATAACTGCTTAAGATATCTACCAATGCGCGATAAAAAAATAGATTCTGGAATCAAAAAATTAATTGATAATGGAATTATTGTTGTAGGATCTACCAGGAATAGTCAGTTAACAGTTGATGTTCCTGGAGGAGTAGATTATGATAATCGTATTTGCAGAGCTCAATTTGGTGACATTTATTTAAACAGAGGATCTAGTCCTGGATGTTCTCCAGGTATTATTTGTGTTTCAAGTTTACATTGTGGGGGAAATGGACCAAGAATAGATTATTTTGAAGATGGAGACTATACTTTGAGTGCAGTGAATTATAGAAGTACATCATCTGCAATTAAAGATTTTAGATCTGATAAGCATGAAGTTGCTTATGTTGAAGGAACTAGTGTTGCAACAGCAAAGGTAACTGGTAGATTGGCATTAGAACTTGAAAAGAACCCCAATCTGACTCAAGAAGAAGCAAGAACCATTCTAAATAAAAATAAAAATGGCAGCATTTGATAATCAAATATCTAACAGAAATTTTTTATCACCTATTGGATTTAAGTTCAATCTAACTAAAATTCCAAAAGTGGATATGTTCTGCAATTATGCAAGGTTGCCAGAAATTTCTTTAGGTACGGCAATACAAACAACTTTTTTAAAAGATATAGAATTGCCAGGAGACAAATTAACCTATGGAGATTTAAATCTAAGATTTTTGATAGATGAGAATTTAGAAAATTATTTGGCAGTTCATAATTGGATGAGAGGTCTTGGAACTCCACAATCTAATCAAGAATATACAGATTTATTAACGAATGAAGATGGTGTTAAGGAAGAGAAATTGGAGCGTAGTGATGGAACTCTACATATTCTAAACAGTAACTATAACACAGTTGCAATAGTAAATTTTAAAGATCTATTTCCAGTTTCATTAACTTCCTTGGAGTTTGAGGCAGACGATGATGCCACAAACTACTTGACGGCAGAGGTGTCTTTCAAGTATACTATCTACGATATCAAAATGCCTGCCGTTTAATGGATCTCGATAAAATTCAGGAGATGTGGCAGAAAGACTCTGTTATAGATCCTGATAATTTACATGATGAGTCTTTGAAGGTTCCACAACTTCACTCAAAATATTATACTGTTTATAATACAATTACTCTACTTAGAGAGCGAGCGAGAGAGCAATATAACAAAGTGAAGTTAGAAAGATATAACTACTACTCAGGAAAGGCACCAGCAGAAGTTTATGTTGAAGAACCATTCCCATATAAAGTTAGGGAAAAGGATGCCTTACAGAGGCATCTAGATGCAGATGAAAAAATGAATAAGATTGATATGAAGATTAGATATTATGATGTCGAGTTAAAGTTTCTTGAGGAAGTCATCAAGACAATTTCTAATAGAACGTTTCAAATAAAGAATGCAATCGAATGGCAAAAGTTTCAGGCAGGTTTTTAAATGGAAGACGAAAATTATTTTCAAGTAGAACTTAATTATAAAGGAGTAAAATTAATATACACTGGTCTTAAGCAGGCATGTGAAAAATGGTCTGGTGGAGATCCTGAAGAGCAAGAAAATTTAATTGCAATGAGAGATAATTTTTACAGACTCTTATTAGAATTTCAATTCAATCAGGTGGACTAAATATCAATAAGCCTTATAGGTAATTGAATGTCACACTTGATTATTTCTAAGAAAAATGAAGTATATTTAAAAGTTGAAGCAGAACCACATGTATATTACGAACTAGCAGACCAGTTTACGTTTGATGTTCCTGGTGCAAAATTTATGCCTCAGTATCGAAGTAAATACTGGGACGGAAAGATTCGCTTATTCAATACCCAAACAGGAGAGATATACGTTGGGTTATTAGATAAGATTACGCAGTTTTGTGATAATCATGGATATACTTATGAATTTGTAGATAATAAATTTTACGGTCTTCCATTTGAAACAAATTTAACAATTTCAAAGGAAGGTGTTAAAGATTATATGACTGCAGTCAGTAAGTATGCTCCTAGAGAATATCAGATCGAAGGCGTATACGACGCCTTAAAGCATAATAGAAGGTTGTTGATATCCCCAACTGCTTCTGGAAAGTCTCTGATGATATATTCGATTGTGAGATATCACGTTGAACGCGGACAAAATACTCTGATAGTTGTTCCGACGACTTCCCTAGTAGAGCAGATGTATAAAGATTTTGCAGACTATGGTTGGGATGTAGGTTCATATTGCCATAAGATATACGCTGGTAGAGAGAGGGAAACAGATTCCCAAGTCATTATTACTACCTGGCAATCGATCTACAAACTCCCCCGAAAGTATTTTGCTAGATTTAACGTAGTTATTGGGGATGAGGCTCACCAGTTTAAAAGCAAGTCATTAATATCTATAATGACAAAACTTTCAGATGCAAAGTTTCGCTATGGATTTACAGGAACTCTCGATGGAACTCAAACACATAAATGGGTTCTAGAAGGACTATTTGGACCATCTTATAAGATCATCAGAACCGAAGAACTGATGGCGAAAGGTCATGTAGCTAAATTGGATATTAATGTTCTTTTATTAAAACACCCAGCACATAGATTTGAAACTTTTGAAGATGAAGTTCAGTATATCATAAATCATGATAGACGCAACAAATTTATCAGAAATCTTGCGCTTGATTTAAAGGGCAATACTCTTATACTCTTCTCTAGAGTTGAAGGACATGGGCAACCATTATTTGATTTAATAAATAACGGTAGTGTGGATAAACGACAGGTTTTCTTCGTTCACGGAGGTGTCGCTACTGAAGATCGTGAACGTGTAAGGGAAATTACTGAAAAAGAAAACGATGCAATTATTGTTGCTTCATATGGAACATTTAGTACAGGAATCAACATAAAGAATTTGCACAATGTTATTTTTGCTTCTCCTTCTAAATCCAGAATACGAAACCTACAAAGTATTGGACGAGTACTTAGAAAAGGAAACAACAAAACAAAAGCGACTCTTTATGATATCGCTGACGATATATCCTACAAATCCAGGAAAAATTATACACTTAACCATTTGATAGAAAGAATTAAAGTTTATAATGAGGAGAACTTTAATTATGACATTGTAAACATACCCCTAAAAAATTAATGGAAGAGGAATTTTACGCAGTAATAAAATTAGTTTCAGGTGAAGAAATAGTTTCTTTAGTTTCTAAGGATGACAATGATGGAGATCCAGTATTAGTTCTTCAAACTCCTATCATCATGCATATGATTCAAAATCATAGAGGTAATGTAGTAAAGATTAAACCTTGGATGGAAATACCTGATGATGATTTCTTTATCATAAAACCTGAAAAGATTTTAACAATAACAGAACTAAAAAATGATGTTATTATTAATCTATACAATAATTATGTGAAAGATGAAGAAATTCCTAAAGGTATAAAAAAAGAGAATAAAAACTCTGGAAAGGTAAAACCATCCAGAGAAATGGGATACGTTAGCAGTGTAGAAGAAGCAAGAAAAAAACTTGAAGATCTTTATAATCTTAAAGAAAACTCTTAGTTAATAGATTACCCATCAAACCTAACAAAGGTATTCTACTTATAATTCGCTATGTTGTCAAGTCATAAAAGTGTGTTATAATAAACATATCAATTATCATTAAATGCAAATGTTATGCCTAGAAAAAAGACAGAGCAATACGTAAACAACAGAGAGTTGTTGGATGCCCTAATTGTCTATAGATCTAAGGTAGAAAAGCATTTCATCGAGAACTACGGTAGAGAACCTACTAAAGAAGATAGAGCAAAGCGGTGGCCTGGTAAACCTCCAATTACAAACTATCTTGGTGAATGTTTCCTGAAGATCGCCACACATCTATCTTATAAACCAAACTTTGTCAATTACATGTTCCGTGAGGACATGATCTCTGATGGTATTGAGAATTGTGTACAGTATATACACAATTTCAATCCAGAAAAATCAAAGAATCCTTTTGCATATTTTACGCAAATCATTCACTACGCTTTCCTTCGTAGGATTCAGAAGGAGAAGAAACAACTTGAAATCAAATCAAAAATCATTTCTAAATCTGGATATGATGAAGTCATGATGGTTGATGACAGCTTGCTTTCTGGTAGTAGTTCAGACTATAATAGCATCAAAGATTCCATCGCCCAGAAAAATAGATGAAGGTTGCTATCATTACAGATACTCACTATGGTGCTCGTAAAGGATCAAAGTTTCTTCACGATTATTTTGAGAAGTTTTACAAAGATATTTTTTTCCCAGCATTAGAGGAAAATAATATCACAACTGTGATTCATATGGGAGATGCTTTTGATAGTCGCAAATCAATTGATTATCAAAGTTTAGAATGGGC